ACCTACCAGGTTCTATAACTCTTACTTGGTCATATACTTTTTCTCCAAAATCACCATCAGGTAATACAGCTTTCTCTCCAATTCTTACCTGTACTAAGTTTCCATAATTAGATTCTCTATCTAATCTGTAACCAAATAAATTATTAGGATCTACTTCTATCCAGTAAGGTCTACGATTTTGCTGTCTTTCTTCTGCAAGACTTAATGCACCAGAAGGTGCAGGATAATCAACAAGAATATGACTTTGACCATAAGTAAGAGAACACATTAAAACTCTTCTTGCATATTCATCTAAATCTGATTTACAACCATCAACATCCATCTTGAACATTTCAGTCCAATAAGGATCTCCAGATAATACGATGGGTTTTCTAAGAACTAGACCTGTAGCTGCTCTTATTAATCTTTGAGTAAAAGGACTAAAAACAGCACGATTAACTCTAGCCATATAAGCTGTATAATCTTCTCTTGGCTCTAACGGAAGAAAAGCTTCACTATTTTCTCTTAAATATTCAGTACCTTCACTAACAGCTTTCATCACTTCCCACCCTTTCATCATATCTAGAATTGCTCTAGTTTTAGTAAAAGGACTATCTATACCACCAACAGATGTAGAGGTTTGTATTTTTGTTCTAATGTCTCCAGGAATTGAATAAGTCATCAATTAACACCTCCATCTTTTTAATGCTAACGCTTTTCTAGTGGGTTTACCTTTTTTATCTTTTAATGGCCCTGGCATACCTTTCATACGGGCACAGAATGATTTTCGTCTAGCTGCTCTTTTTCCTGTGGGGTTCTTTTCAGTAACGGGTGCTTGTAAGTTGCTGCCCGTTGCTCTGTTGTATTTCGCACGACCTTTTGCAGTCAGTCCACCCTTCTTGGATTTTTCACCTCTGCCTACTGATAAACTTACTCCTTTACGTTTAGCCATTATTTTCCTACCTTTGCCTGTGCTCTTTTATGAGCAACAGTGAATGAAACACCCTGTCTCATCAGTCTCTTCATAAGATCCATGTGTTTATCTGTGTGATGAACAGAATGTTCTTTGAGTTTACTTTTTTGACGGGTGGTTAGTTTCACTATGCAGCGTTGGTGATATCACCAGATGTTACGAAGCTAACACTTACAGTCTCAAGATCACCTGTCTGAGCAGATAAAGTTGTATTTTGAACAATTCCAGTAAAACTTACTTTTTTAGTGCCAGAGGTGTCTAAAAATAGTTCAAATTGTGCGTCTGCTGGATCTTCTGTTGTTAAAACATCAGCAAGTAAATTAGCTGTTTCGTTTCCACTAGCTGCTGTATATAGAAAATCTATTGACCCTGATCCAGAAATAAGACCACCTACAAAACTTCTAGATGTTGCTCCATGAGCAGTTACATCAAGGGTGTCCTTTGTTATGTCAAGTGACCAGCCAGTAGTTGAAACTATTACTTCAGCAGTTCCAGATCCGTTTATGAATTTAACAGAACCTTCTTCTCCACGAAAAAATGCCATTGTCCTAAGAAAAAAGAGTATTTATAGATAGTTTAACTTGTTGTTGACTTTTTTACAGTACCTTTTGACATTTTTGCTTGATATTGTTCACATCTGACATCCCACAGAGCAGGATTACGCTTGCCTTTGACTGCTTCGATGATGTCTAGCATTGCGTCAGTGATTTCTGTCATTTTTTGGTTTTAGTAGATTTTTTTCGCCTATGTTGATAGGTTATCTTCTTTTTACCAGTTTTTTCACGTTTAAACCTTTCTTTCTCACTTTTTGTCATTTCACCTACAGTCTTAGGTGTCTTACTTGAGACACGTTTCTTTGGTCTGCACGCTGGATAGGCTCTATTTTCGCCTTTGGAACGACCACATGGTTTGCCAGTTTTGACATCTACCCAGTTTTCTTTGAACCAACGGGTTAAACCGCCACTACTTCTTGCCACGTTTTTTCTCCACTCTATAAGTTCCCCCACGCTTTTTGTACTCACGAACCAGCCAAGCATTAGCGTAGGCAGAAGGGTAAACTTTGAACTTGCGTTTAGCTTCTGATTTTACTCTTGAGTATAAAGTTTTATTTACAGGTACATTCGCCACGTTTTTTACCTCCTTTTTTCTTTTTCTTCTTACCTTTAGGTTTCATTGAACCGTAAGCCATAACAAAAAGTGTCTCTTAGTATATTCTAAACGAAGTTTGGCCTAGTGTCTCTGGTTTTGCGAGATTGAATTGTTGGAGGCAAAGGTAGCCGAAAGCGTCAAATGCGTGGTCAACCCCTAAGTTTTTATTTGGCATACCTGTGTTTGGAGCGTAAGTTAAAGTTCTGAGTGATTTTATTAATTCTTTGCAGCGTGGGTGGATTAAAGTTCGCCTTTCTCCTGCTGCATCATATAGTGCAGTGTTTACGGATGTTACTTTATCTCGTATTTTCCAGGGGGCTTTGGGGGAAGATACTGTGAATCCGCTTCTGCGTAGGATAGTGTGGTCCGTTGAACCTACTCCTGATGTTTTTCTGGCAGCACCCGTTGGGTCGGGACAGGCTACTACTCTGCGATCCACACCATATCGGTTGGTTACTTCTTCTGCAAAATCCCAGGTTGTTGCCCCACCCGTCATAATTATTTCATCAAAGACGTATAGGTATTCTCGGTAGCGGACTGCACAGATTCCGCAGAGTGGGTCTACGTTAAAGTCAACTCCCAGGAGTAGTGGGGCGATGTTTATGTCCTCTGCGTCTGTAGAAATGTTGGAATCTGAAAAGGAGACTGCAACGAGACCAGTGAGATTCTCGAAGCTTGCCTCGAACTCCTGCTTGAATGTTCTTATGTCCAGTTGGGATCTTGCGGCTTCGACTTCTTCTTTTGGTACGTTGCCCCCGTCTATTGTTGTGAAGCTCCATCGTTTCCAATCTCCTGATGTATCTTCTGGAACGTAACACCATAAATCGTAGAACCATGATGCTGTGCCGTCTGGTGTGGATATGAAAAGTGCCCAACCTTGTTTATCTGCGAGGGCAGGTCTGATGACTTGAAACCAGACATCGGAATCCATGAAGGCTGCTTCGTCAAGTACTACTCCAGCGAGACTTCGGCCTCGGAGGGTCATGGCATTTTCTGTTCCTTTGAGTTCGATTAGCGATCCATTAATTAGTTCTATTTTTAGGTCGGTTTCGTTTTTGGCTGCTATCCATTGGGTTGGGATTAGTTTCTTTATTTCTTTCCAGGCTATGTCTTTTGCCATGCGATAGGTTGGGGCACAGTAGAAGTAGGTTTCGCCTGGGCGGTTTATTGCTGCTTTCAGTAGTTCGATGCAGGATAAGTAGGATTTTCCGAATCTTCTGCCAGCTACCAGGACTCTGAATCTTTGTTCTGCGTTGAACACCTCCCCCTGTGCCCATCGGAGGGATAGATTTTCGGCTGTTTTTGTACTCATGTAGTAGAGATTAGCTTAAATTTTGACAAATTTCCGTGTTTTACTCGACTAAATAGTGTTTTTAGGGTTATTATTCAGATATAAGTAGCATTTTAGTCCGTGGCTGATTCTATTCTTCGTAACAATGGTCAATTTACATCCGAAAAAGCATTAAAGGATGGCAGAGTATGTGGTAAACGACAACCCGATGTGGTGATTGAAGCCAGGAGGCAGAAATTATACCGAAGGCAGTTGGAAGGTATGACTACAAGACAGTTAGTTTTGGATCACGCATCCAAAGAGGGAATTGGGGTGGAAACAGCTTGGAGTGATTGGAGGAAAGTTAAACAGTGGAACGATGAGGATTGGGATAAGGATAGAGAAAAGATGGTGTCACGACTCCAGGGGATGAGAATGAAGTTGTTTAACCAAGCTATTAAGAGGGGTCAGCTTCAAACTGCTGCTCAGATACTAGATTCACTTGGTAAAGTATTAGGCGAGAGTGTAGAGAATATCAATATTAACGCTCCACAGCTATCTATTAGCGTTGAAGATAAGAAAAAGTAGTTGACATTAGTGTGATATTGTAGTATTATTATATTGTAGTATTTTATAACTTATGACTTGATTTATCAGTAAGTTCTGGGGGTATAGATTATAAAAAAATTTTTTTGCTACACTGCCCCATGCGGTTTTTCGTGCAATGGATCGTGCGGAATAAAAAAAAAATAAAATCACAGTAGCCAGTGCGAAAAAATAAAAATAAAAAACCCCACTATTTGCGGGGCGGGGTAGATACTGCGGAAAAATAAAATTATCCTAAGTGTAATTTTTCGCATTCAATAATAGTATATTTTCCTGACTGTTTGCATTCTTCAAATGCTTTAGTCGTTAGCGATCCAGCGAGTAAAAAACTCGCAGTAAATAGAGATACCATAGCAAAAACAACTTTTGAATTGTTAGTTGGTGCAGCTCCTCGGGTTTGGGTTTTAAAATGTTTCATTGTTTAGGTGTTTGGTCGGTAGTACGGCAAGAAGATTAATTTTAATCAGTTATTAATTTGAGAAAATAACCACTAATAAAAATTTGTAGAAATAAAATAGTTAAAAACATTTACTTAATAAAATCAGGGTGTAACCACTTTTTTAACTTTGTAAATTGTGGGTGTTGTTTCTTTTCTCGCTCTAGTGTTCTATTAGTTAAATTGATAGATTCCTGAAGCGTTAAGTGTGGATACCAGTTAACAAGATTTTGAAATTCTTTAATAAAAAATTTCTTTTCGTTTTCTTCGGGTCTTGATAGTGACATAATTAATTCCCTCTTGCTGATCTTTTTAACTTTTTAATTTGTTCCTGGAGTTTAATTACTTGTTCCTCCATTGTGTCTATTTGTTCAGGTTTATTTGTTCTTAATGCTGATTGCATAGCACTAATAGATTTTCTTAAATTAGTAACACATTTGTCGAACTGTTTTTCACAAATTTCTTGATAATTAATTTTAATTGCTTTTGTACCATATCCAATATTTACATTTAAATTAGCTTCGGGATTGAACCAGTAGTTCCAGTTTTTAATAGTTCTTTCTTTTGTTTCGATATAGTTTAAAGAATCAAACGTATTACACCAACCTCTAAAACAAAAATTTAAACCCATTTGCTCGGCTATTTTATAAGCTTTTTCTCTTCCTTTATCTCCTAGTTTTAAACCATCTATTTTTTTAATAAATTTAAAAACTAATAAATAAGTTTGAACTCTTCTCTGTTGTTCAGCAATTTTTTCTTTTAAAATTTGTCTTTCTGTTTTGTAGGTTTTCTTAGTTCCTTCTTTTGTAGAGTAAGTTGTAATTGTTGTTCCCATTGTAAATTTTAGGTAGGTTTACATACTTATTTTAACATATTTTTATCTGTTGAATAGTACTCTAATAATTAATATTAGCTTTAAAAGACTTAAAATTTGACTTGATACACTTGAGATTTGACTATAAATTTTTTAAAAAATCCTAGTTATTGCAATGGGTTTGGGGTTTGGCTAGTGTCTTAAATTAATAACCCTATAATTTTAATTGTAGTAATGTAGTAATACTCATAAAAAATTTAAAATCATTCAATTATTAACTGTACAATTTAAGACTTAAGTTAATAAACTTTTTAATTTGCATAAAAAAAGATCAGGTTTTTAAGTTCCTGATCTAGTTTTATTTGTTGTTAGCTTACTTAATCGCTAGACATAACTCCTTAGATTTATTCAAAATTGCATTCGCTTTTCCATATAAATTATTCTCGGTTCTAATTCTCGCTTTTTCCGATTCCGATTTAATATTTTTGCTTCCTGCTTGGTGGCTGTAATAATAACTTATTGCATTATTTAAACTATAGGCTGTCGATCCATTCATATTAATTTCATTTAAAAAATTATTTTGTATTTTTTCTGTTTGTACTAAATCAAGATAAGATTTCGGCCTTGTTAATTTTAATTTTCTATCAGTTACAACTATTTTATTCTTCCATTCATTACTAAATAATTCTTTTATTGTTTCGTTAGCTTGTTCTAATGTTATTTCTTTTTTTGCCATATACTTCCATTCTTGAATATCTTGATTAAATTGATGTTTATTAAAATCAATTATCTGCGGTAGTCGTTCCACTAATTTATTAATACTAGCGGTATGTTTAAAACTTACGTTTTCGGATTGTTTTACTTGATTCATTTGATTAAAACAGAACATTCTGAAATCTAACAAAGCAAGTGTAAATCCAACTGAACTGTCCATTGAAGTTATAAAGGTGCATCTTCTTTTTATTGGGTCATCTTTTAAAACTTCCCCAATACAATTATTTATACTTGTATTTATTACAAATCTTTTACTATCAATATTCATTATTGATTCAATAGATAATTTTTCACTGACTGATTCAATTACTTTTTTAATAGTATCTAGTTGTAGGATTGTATATTCATTCTTAGGAATATTTAAAAGTTGCCCAGTATTATTATTAATTATTGCTTGGTAGTCTTTTACCTCTTTTAATTCTCCGTTTTGATCTTTATAGAATAATTCTGATTTTTTAGCTTTAAAATCTAAATTATTATTTTTCCATATTTCATCAATTGTTTGATCTGGTGTAATAATTTTACTTCCTTTATATATAGTTTCGTTTGATGTATTTTGATAGCCTATTTTTTCGGCTGTTGTTTTGTTTGATTCTTCATTAGAAATATTAAAACTTCTATTTAAAGAATTGATTAAATCCAGTTGGTCTTGCATTTGAAATACCTTTTTAAAATGTGGGTGTTTTTAATTCTGCTAGTAAATAGCATTACTAAAATATTACTCTATATATATATGTTTTGCAATCAATCCATAAATTTATATAATTAGAAAAATATCTATATTAGGTATTTATACTCACAGTGTCCTGTGTGTGGAAAACTCACACTGTCCTGTGGAAAACTTTTTTCCTAAATTTTTCTGAAAAATATTTTTTCTTACTAGCTAGTGCCTATTTTTTATTTGGCTCAGAAGTCAGTGGCAGTCAGTAAATATTATAATAAATACTATACTATGAATGGCTTTTTTGGACTTTTTACACCTATTCATGCGATCCACTATGAATGGCGATTTTATAAAAATTCTGAGAATTATCACTGAGAATAAAAACTGAGAATAATAATTGATAATTTACTAAAGTGATACTATAATAAAAGAGTTCACTAATCCACAATTAATTAATGAGGTTAAATTATGCCAAATTGGACATACAACAGAGTTAGAGTCAGGGGTGACGATTCTGAAAAAATTAAAGAAATCAAAGAACTATTTAAAGGCGAAAATCCTTTTGACGTTTTAATACCCGAACCAGATTGGACAGTCACTCCATTAACTAAGGAATACGCAAAAGCCTATGCGTTTTCTGATCCTAGAGGAGATATAGGTGAACTGCCTATACCACCCGATCCAGATAAACAATTTGACTGCTCGAAATTTGCATCAACTGGTAGGCAAGATGACAGATGGTACGATTGGCGTTGTACTAACTGGGGAACTAAGTGGGGTGCGTGTGAAATTGAAATTAATCAAGATGACGAGGATTTTCTTGAAATTACTTTTAATACCGCATGGTCACCACCCGAACCAATAGTTAATGCTTTACGTTCCAAATATGAGTGTAAAGACGAAGATTCTTATAGCAATGGGAAATACCTTAGTGTCTCTTGGCTGTATGAGCTAGAGGGAGAAGAGGGAGTGGGGTATCTATAAATGAAAAGAACTGAATCCGATTTTATTTTCGCTAAGTTTTTTGATGCTTATGACGAATCACGATCCAATACAAAGGATACTTTAGGTTTATTGGCTTGTTATCAATTATTCCATGATGAGAACGGACATTGGTGTTTGTTTAAACAAAATCTTGGGATTGATTGCGATAAGCATAAAGACGAAAATCATGCTGACCAATTAATTGAGTCAGAAGATATTTTTGATTTATTTCGTATGTTATCTGAGGAACATTTTAAAAATCATAAAAAGTTCTATAACAAAGAATACAAGTATCAGGATAAGACTGATGAATAACCATCAAATTTATAAAGCATTAGAAAATATGGATAGGTTTGGAGGTAGCTTTATGCAATCACTTGCTGTCTGTTATAGGAAAGCCGATCCATGTAACCAAGAAAAACTGCTTTATGCTTTTATGAGTGATTTTTTAGAATATTATCACTTTAATGATGACTAAAGAAGAAGCTGAAAACTTTGTCTATAAATGTCTGGTAGATAACGAAGAGAAAACCGATCCAAAGGAGAAATTAACTCGTTTGGATATCTGTGATATATTGCACACTGATTTTCAAATACCTAAGTCTACGGCATATAGATATTACAAAGATTCCTTTAATCTGTACAAATGGGAACAGGCTAAACCCGATCCAGATAAAAAGATTAAAGATAACAAAGATACCATTTTAGATAATGTGTTGGATACTGCTGAAGCTGCACTGGCTGACGGAGATACTGTCTCATATTTTAAAGGTATCGAATTATATTCAAAATTACTTACGAGGTTTAAAAAAGTATGACTGACTTATTTTTACACAATCATCAATCCGCACTGGACAACCAGCGTGAAGATGATGCAATTAAAGATTTGCAGGATTCGGGTGTATATCCCGATCCAGATGATGAAGAAATTTCTGTTGATGATGATGACTACGAACCAACAGATTATGAAATGATGTCATCTTTTGGTACTAAATGGCACGATTACTTATGAGTAACTCCCAAAATGATGCCTTGCTCGAATCCATACACGATACTGTGTGGGAAGAATATCGAGTGAAAAATGATCTTACTGAAGATCAGCTAAATGAACTGTGCTGGAAACATGAAGAAGGTACACTTCCATATATTTTAAAAGAAACTAACAAACGATTTGAGGAATTATGCCAATGACTAACGATCCAGTAAAAAAACTAATTAGGGAAGAATCACTGAATAAGAAAAAACTAAAAGAACAACATCATATACAAATGTATAAAATGTGTTTTGATAGATTAAAAAGACATTATGACGATAATTTCCATAAAGATGATGCAATAGTTGAAGTCTTAAATTTATGTTTATCTCAAATGAAGTATAAACATATAGTGAAATTCTATGATGTTTTAGAAAAGAAGGGAATTAATAAATACTAAACAACCGCTAACTTTTTAAGTTGTTTGTGGTAACGTTCCACTCTATCTAAGAAAATACTTTCTGATCCTCTCATTTCTAATTCTGAGAGGATTTTTATTTGGGGTTTTCCGCTTCTGCGAGCTACTACAACTGCCCCGTACTTTGCTTGTATTCCTGTGAGACTCTTGAGACCCAGACTGTACGCTCCAAGTTGATGGCAGAATTGGTTTATCATGTCGTCTGACCTAGCTTCTTTAGCAGTTTTCCAATCTACTATGAATGGCCCTTTTCCATCTATATCCAGTAGAGCGTCTGCTGTACCAGCAAATCCGAAGCCTTCTTTATAAACACTAAATTCAACTGCATGAATGGCGGTTACACGTTCCAGTATGAATGATCGTAGACCTCTTGCGTAGCCTGACGCACTCCAGCTAACACGAGGTGCGGATTCGGCTGCCTTCTGGAGAGCCCATTGCGTAACTTTTTTCGGGCAGCGTTCCAATCCATCATCACCTGTTCGCCATATACCTCGCTTATTTGCGTTTTGCCTGGAAAATTTGGCTGCCAGTTTGAGGATAAATTCTGCATTAGCGTGAGCCAGCCTTCCTCTTTCGCAGGCGATATCACGTTCCATAGGAGAGTCAGGTCTTTGTAACCATTTTTCGAGAGCATCTTTTGTGTGGGGTGCTGCGGTTTCTTTTAGTATGTGTGTAACTGAGTGATATATGTTGTCGTCACCATCGCGGTAGACTCTGTACGGTCCACTATTATCTTGAATTAGAGTCCACTTTCTTAGGGAGGCTAGTGCGTTTTGTTTGTCTAGCGTTCCCATAAGTGGTAAATAAATACACGTTCCCATAATTACTATACCTTAAATAAAGTAGTTTGCAAGTTTTAATCCTTATTTTCAAAATCAGTTAAAGCCTTCACATTATGGTATTCGTAACGATTACCTACATATCTATAACTATCCTTTTTAAATACTCCTTGTTCTCTATATCTAGCAATTTGACGATAGCTGACACCAATTAAATTTGCCAGTTCACAAGGTCTAATCCACTTCTTATGAATCGTAGGTAAACAGTTCATAAGTTCTTCAACTTTTTTATTTAAAGTGTTTACTTTTAACTCCAACTGATAAATTCGCTCTTCATACATAATTAAAAATAAATAATAAAAAGAGGGTCGTTAGACCCCCTATGAATGGTGATTATTCAGCTTCTTTGAAAGGATCGCCACCATCTATTAGACGAGTTAGATCAAATCCTTCGTTTTGGGCTGTGTCCCATGCTTCGTCTACAGTTTTAGCCATAGCCTTTTTCTTTGGGGCAGCTTGGACAGTGTATCTTGTGTCTGTACCTTCTCCGTCACGAGATAAGTAGAAATCACATTCAGTCATTGAATCTTCATAATCCTCTAATTGGCTTATGTTATCCAGTGCTTGAGTAACTGTTTTTTGTGTCCATGAAAATACCTGTACACGTTCCATGTCGTAGTTATATACGGGAACTGCGTGAGCTATCTTGCAAGTTTCTGGGCCTTTGCCATCTCGTGTAAGAGATCTAACAAAATCATCACCAAGTTTTACTGTTATATCTTCTGGTGTTGGATCTTCTAGAAAACGGAATGGTTTACGTTTTTGGGGATCGTTAACATCATTGCCCCATAGTTCATAGAACATGAATGGCTCTTCTGCTAATAATGTGAAACGTACTTTTTGTCCGCTTTTGACGCTTGATGGATTCAAGTAGTTGTCTTTTGAGCTACCAACTGAGGTAGCATCTTCTCTCGCTTTAGTTGAGATGAAAGGCATAATGCGTGTTGGCTATAGAAGCCTGAGTTGCCTTACTATTGTAGTACATAGACAAATCAATGTCAATGGTATATAATAAGAAAACCCTAAAGGGTGGAGTTCCTTCAGGGTTTCAACATATAGTCTACAGTAGGTATTGTAACACATGAATGGAAAAAGTTTTATTCCCGATATTCCTCTTAATTGGGTAACTTGTCCTATATATGCACAGGGGGTTGCACTTCCAAAAAGGAATGATGCAAGCCCAGATAGAGTGTCAGACGGTAAAGTTCCTTACGGTAAAGCGTGGAAGCAGTCATTAACAGTTAATGATTCAGCTTTAATGATTGAAAGAGAGCCAGATAAATTTAAGGCTATTGGTATTTTTACAGGACAAAAATCAGATGGTCTTGTGATATTTGACGTAGATAAGAACTTGGGTGCTATCGAAAAGAAGTGGGGAAAGGATCTTAAAAACGCTCCAAAGGTTACTTCTCTTAGAAAAAATGCTGCTAAGTTTTTGTTCAAAGTACCAGAGGATTTAGTAGGTGAGGTTGCATCTATAAGTCAAACTGCTGCTGGACATGAAGGTTGGGAAATATTATGGGGTGGTCAAGGTGTAGTAGCTGGTGAGTATTACAAAGAAGGAGTTGGTAAAGGGGAATATACATTAGAGGGAAGTTTGTACGAAGTGCCAGACGCTCCAGAGTGGTTGCTGTCTCGTATGAAGGATCAGTATAAGAAGAATAATAAAGATGTTGATATTAAATACACAGATAACAGATGGAGTAAAAGAAGTAAGGAAGAAAGAGTTGCTATTGTTAGTGGCTGTTTAAGTGTTATCGGATATAAAGGACCAAATAGTGAGGACTATTGGTGGGAAATAGGGGCAATGATAAACAATGAATTGCCTGGAATTGAAGGTTTGGAGTTATGGACTGAATGGAGTAGAAGAGATCCTGATTATGAGCATTGTTGGGAAGATGGTTTAGATCCTTGTGCTGCTAGATGGTATGCAACTTGGAGGAATGACGGTGCGAGATACAATATGTCTCACCTGATTGAGTTGGCTGATGAAGTCGATCCAGAGAGGAAGAGATTTAAGGCTACTGGTTTAGATAAAATTATTGAAGATGTAGAGGCTATCCCACTTAGGTACAAAGAAGAGATATTGGATGGTGAGGATCTGATACAGAGATACATCGAGATTGACAATGATCCTAAGAATGAAAACCCTGCGTTACATAACCAAGCGGTCCATAAATTAGCTATTGAGGCTAAACGTGGTAATGCTGCTGAGATTGAAAGGTTAGTTGATACCCATGAAATGTTTCACAGGACTAAAGGGCAGAAGCCTCTGACTCCTGATGAGTTGGATGACACACCTTTTGAGTATTTGATTCCTGGATTGTTACCGAAGCCGTGGACTTTGTTGGTTCATGCTGATGGTGGTACTGGCAAGACTGCTATGTGTCAGACAATAGGTAAGCACATTGGACAAGGTAAAGCTTTTAATGTTTATGGTGGTTTGGTTAACGTTCCAGTTGGTAAGGTTCTTTGGTTGAATGGGGATCAGAACGAGAGGATATTGCGTAGGCAGATGAAGTTGATTGGTTGTGATAAAAATGTGAGAGTGGTTACTGAGTGGGATATGCAATGGTACTCAAGATTTAAGAAGATGCAGAATAAGTATGCGTACGATCTAGTGATTATTGATAGTTTGGATGGCTGTAACGACAGTAACCCTTATGAAGAGAACAGAAGAGAGTATGCGTTACCTATCAAGAAACTTGTTAGACGTAATGGACAGGACTTTCCAGCTTGTTCGATCATAATTATTCATCACAATACGAAGGAAGGTAAGTTCAGAGGTACATCTGCGATTAAAAATGCTGTGGATGAAACTTGGAATATGCGTAAATTATCATTGAATGATGCTGCGGAGATGGGGTTAACAGCAAATAGTCGTCTAGTAAGCGTTGAGAAGTCCAGAGAGGACCGTGAAGGGTTAAATATGATATTTACCCTGCTACCTGATTACACGTACTCTATAACCCCTGCTCCAGAGCGTACAGAAGAAGTTGTGGTAGACACTCCAAATAAACATACTTTGGATATATTGCGTTTTATGAGAAAAGAGAACAAGCCATTCTGCGTTAAAGACTTGGTTGAACACGATACATTGGGTGGTTCTCATAGGAAACGAGCCATCATATATAGCTTGAATAAGTTGGAAGATCAGAAATTAATTGAAGAAGTAGACGTTCCAAAAAATATAAATAAAGGAGGTAGACCACCTAAATTTTATAAAGCCATTGGAAAAGATTTACCTAAGTTATTTTCTTCTCTCCCGCGTGATATACCCCGTGAAGGTGTGTATAAACCTAATAACGTAGATGCTGGAACGGATTCGATTAACAAAGAGATTTGTAAAAACCCTAATTTTGTAAAAACTCCTGAAGAAGAAAAGAGTTTATACAAAGAGGGAGTTTATACAAAACCGATTGTTAATGAAACTCCTTCTACTGGAACGAAAGAGGGTTTATACACCGATGGGTCTGGGTATATAGAGGAAATGAACAAATTCTGGGAAAATTAGTAAATGAGCAGAACAAACATAGATGTGGCTATTTATCAGATCCCAAGATTTGAAGATAGTCCAATAGCTACTGTCCGATATACAGAATATGATGGATATGGTAAAGCTATAAAAGTTAACGAAGTTGATTACTGGGAAGCAGAATACTTTCATTGTCAGGTGTTACAAGCTGTTGCCTGTGGATTGGACGTTGCAATTTCTACACAGTTAAATGTCAGAACACTTCAAAAAAAGTTAAATAGTTGGATTAATTAAACTACTGTGCTACAGTAACAGAACATATTTATAGGTTCTTCCATGACCTCAACAATGACTAAACAAGAGTATTCAGTTTATTACGGAATACAAGAACTCAAAAGATTACAGACAGCACACAGTTTGGCTTTTGATACAGAAACTTTACAGCTACAACCAGAAGAGGGCAAACTAAGGCTCATTCAGTTGGGTTGTTATTCATCACGAACCATAGTGGTGATTGATTGCTTTGAATTAGAGAAAAGTGATTGGAACTATTTAGAAGATTTCTTCAGTAGTACCAATAGATTCTGGTTAGCTCACAATGCTGTGTTTGATATAGCTTGGTTACAGGAACAGGGCATACATATAAATGGTTTTGTTAGGTGCAGCATGATAGCCAGCAGACTATTGACCAATGGTATTCCACAGACTAAGCATGGTCTGGATGCACTAGCTAAAAGACAACTAAATATGGATGTATCTAAAGAACAGCAGAAGTCTAATTGGGGTTTAGAAACACTATCTAAAGAACAGTTAATTTATGCTGCTAAAGATATTGAAATACTACTTGAGCTAGATAATGTACTAGATCAGAAAATAAGACTAGGAAGATTAGAAAAAGCATACGCACTTGAATGTCGGGCACTTCCAGCTATGGCCCAGATGTGGAGGATAGGGCTACCCTGGAATAGAAAAGAACTAGAGCAATGTCGTACAGATTATGAGGATGACATTAAAGAACTGGGTAATGAATTTATCAGAGAACTTGATAA